CAGCATCGCCGCGCGCCCCGGACCGCTGTTGACCGCGCAGTCGAAGACCGCGAGATCGACGCCCGCTGGGAGCTCATCGCCGCGAACCTTGCGCCAGTAACGCTCGCGATAGAGCGGCGCCACGAGCTCGGGCGTCAGCGCCCGCATCGCCGCCTCGTCGGCCGGCTGGTTCGTCCAGCTCTCCCAGACGCGCTGGGTGACGCCGAGGTTGGTGCGGCCACCAGGATCTGCCGGATGGTTGACGTAGCCGCCCTCGTGCTTGAGGACAGCGGCCAGCGCCGTCGGCCAAGTCGCCGCGCTCATTTCTGCCCGCCGGCCAGCAGCTGCGTCTTCTGCTGGCTGCTCGAGGAGGAGCCGAAGTAGTAGGCGATCACCTGCTCGGCCTTGGCGCTGACGAACCCGATCAGCGTGCCGACGGTGGTCGCCATGAGCGGGTCTTTCATGCCGTCCACGAGGCCGAGCAGAACGAGGAACACCGTCGCCATGAAGCCGGCCACCACCACGAACGCCAGCACCCGCGGCATCCAGTCGCGGACCTGCGCCTCGCGGCGGCGGGCGCTATCACGGTCGCCGGCTGCGATCTTCTCGAGGTCGATGTCGAGCTCGCGCATGCGCACGGCGAAGTCCTGGTCCGCCTGCTTCAGCGCGAGCAGCTGGTCCGGCGTCGCCGACGCCATCGCCTTGGCGACATCCTTCTCGCTGCTGTCGCCCGGCAGCCCGAGCACCTCGGCGACGACCTTCATCGCCATGCCGCCGAGCGGCCCGCCGATGGCAGTGGCGATGCTCGGCGCCACCGCGCCAACGATCTTGAGCAGGTCCATCAGAGCTTCCTCATTTGCAGGATGACCGAGATCTTCTGGCGCAGCCGGATGAGGTCGTTATCAAGCATCCGGATGCGATCGATCAGCGCGATGAGCGTGGCGCTCGCCTCGCTCAGCACCGGCTTCACGATCGTCGTGGCCCATTGCCAGACATAGAAGACGAGGTACGCCATGCCGACGGCCGCCACGATGGGGAAGCCGTATTGCGTCACGAATGTCGAGAGCTGCTGCATCAGTCCTTCCTTGCGTCGTCTCTGTCGGATCTCGCCACGCGCTCGGTGTCCGGCTGCACGTTCAGCGCGGACGAGATCAGAAGATCGATCCGCACGATGTCGTGGTTCATCGTCTTCACGCGGCTATCGAGCGCGGAGATGATGGCAGTCAGGTTGCGGATGCTGCTGTCCACGCCGGCGAGGATGAACTTGAGCGTGAGGAATACGAACGCTCCGGCGCCCATCGCAGAAGCGATCGGGAAGCCGACGTCGCCGATCAGCCGAAACGCCGCCTCTGCTTCCATCATCGCTTCGCCTTCTCGGCGGCGGCCTTGCCAAAGATGACCTTGTCGATCACCGACCCGAAGATCGGCAGCAGGGCGGCGAGCAGGGGTGCCACGTCGGTCTCCTCAACGATGCATGAAGGTCTGAAGGTGGCCCCAGAGCCACGCGGCGCCAGCCCCGAGCGTCGCGATGATGCCGCCGGCCTTCACCGCCGCGAGCCACGCGCCCTTGCCCATATTCGCCGCCGCGATGATCTGGTCGAGCTTCTTGTCCATGTCCTCGATCCGTTCGGTCATGTGCGCGACATCGGACTTCAGCGCGCCGATCTGCTGCGCGTGATCCAACAGGGCTTGCTCTTGCACAGCAGTCCTCCTCGGCGGCGCGATCGGGTCAGGCAGGGTATGCGAGGAGACGGCGGGCCGCCGCGCCTCGGGGCTGGGCCATGTCGCTCCGACCCGCCACTTCTCGTCTTCCAGGTCCGACATCGTTCATGACGCCGCTGCCCACAGGATGCCTCCGAAGATCGCGCCCGTCATCCACTCGGCGCGCTCGGTCCAGCGACCACCGAACCGCTTGTTGATGTCGTAGGCCGCGGCGACCAGCAGGCCGGGAGCCGAGAAGGCCAGCATCAACGGAGAGCGATGCAGGATCGCCACCGGCACCAGCATGATCGCCACCACCACAACGCCCCAGAGCGCGAGGAACGCATGGTCGCGGCCCGGTTCCTCGAGCCCCATCGACTTGTCGAAGTAACCGAGGGTCATGGCGGCGAAAGCCGCAGGAGCGACCGACAGCAGCCACGGATTGAAGATGGCAAGCGGCAGCGCCATGAGGAACGCGCAAACCATCCTTGTCTCGCCCGTCGAGAGCGAGAAGCCGAAACGCTGAAGCGTGATCTGGCTGATCATTCCCCCTCGCAGCCGCCAGCAAAACGCGCACCATGCCGCATACAGAATGGAGATCATCGTGCCCTCGCATACTTGAATGGAGCTTCGGCAAACGCGGCAAAGATGTAGGTGCCGCCGCTGGCGTTCTTCTCGGGGTCGGTATTGCGGAGCTTGAAGCCGTTTGCGAGGAAATCGACGTTCTGCACCGAGCTAACAGCCTCTACGTCGGCAGAGTTTGGCTTGAGCCGCGCATCGACCACGTTGAACGGGTTGCGCGCGTCGTCTTGAACCGACCAGTTCTCTGCGCTGTCCCCACGCTTGATCATCACGAACGCGGGCCTAAAGCCGCACCACACGAATGGGCCGTCTGTCGAGCCGTTGCCGGTGTACGATCCGATGCGCGAGAAGCCTGCGATTTCGGTCCATAGAAAAGCAACGTAAGTATCGTTGTTGGTATTTACCAACGCATTTGTGCCAACCGAAAAAACGGAAGCAGTTGGTGCAGTATCATTCCAAACGGTGTCAAGGTCTGCCGTAGCGGCGGTAGAATTAAGTAGCAAGTAATCTGTTTCCGGCGCTGCTGTATTGGAAGCGTGGTAGACAGCCCATCCTTGATCGGTACTAGCAGTAGACCTAGCTTTAACGATCATGAACTTAGGTATGGCTCCCAGGGTGTGGGAGATTGTGCGAGCCGCGCCGTTGCCAGTGTAGGTAACGATGTCAAAGCCCGGCGTTGCGCCCTCCTTCCAAGCCCAGTCTACATAAGTAGCGGCATTGGTATTAAGTTGGGCAAGGGCGCCTACGGTGTAACCATTGCTGCTGAATGCCGTGAGACCCGTAGCTTCAGACGTCTCATCGGTGGTGGTATTGCTCTCAAGCTGTTTCTGTACGCCACGAACAGCATCGTAGAGGCCATGATCCGTTGCCGCGCTGCGGCTCTTGATCCACACGAGGTCCGGCTGGAAGCCCAGCGAAGAAACGCTTGCCGTCGCGCCCGTTCCGGTACGCAGCGTGGCGTCCATGTAGAGCGAGGGCTTCTTGATCGTCGGAACCGAGAGGTTCGCGGTGTTCAACGCCTTGAAGCCGGTGGGCGGGGTGTAGCTGAAGGCGCGCTGGCCGAAGTTGACGTAATTCGTGGTCGTCGCGTTAGAACTATCCCTGCCGAACATCGGCGCGTAAGTCACGCTGGTTGAGATCGTTTGGGACTGGTTGGTCCCGGCAGCGGGATCACCGGCTGGAGAACCAAACCAAGTTCCGTTCCTTCCGTACCAGATTTTCCCTGCGTCGAAATCGACCGCAATCATCAACACATCGCCAGAGTTGATCTGCGATCCGTAATTTCCCGTCGCCGCTCCGTTGGCAAACAAGCGAGAGGTAGCGGCGCTCTCGAAACCATATCCCCCACCGCTGGTAGCATCGCCCGTGTTAACTGCGCTTACTGGCGAGATTCCATGCTGCGGGGAAGCCGTCCAATTTGCTCCAGCCGTGAGTTCCCAGTACCACTTGCCAGTCGATGCAGCGAAAGATGCTTGGCAAAACCCAGATGCTGCATTGCTGATCGTGTAGCCAAGATTTCCGTTCGTCACATCAAGGCCCGTGTCCCCCCTATCAATCGGGGACCACACCGCATAGTTGTTCGTCGGCGTGTCCAGCATCTGGTCGAACGTCGTGCCGCTCGTCACCGAGATGCCGCTGGTCGTGAAGTTGTTGCTGTTGCCAGAGGTGTCGTAGCCGATGGTCGTGGTGCTGGTGGCGTCCTTGAACTCAAGGAAGAAGCCGTTGGTGCCATAGGTGCCGCTGTACGCCTTTGGCACCCACACGCCTGTAATGGCGTCGGTCTGGCCGAAGGAGGATGGCGTCAGGGCTTGGCCGTCGATCCAGTAGACGTTGGCAAGGTGACCGTCGAAGAAATTGGTCGTATTGGCCGCGCCGACCTGATGCGCGATGGCCGTGTTGAAGATTGCAGCGGCGGTCGTGCCCGTCGCGACCGATGCGTTGTTGACGTAGATCGTCTGCGCGCTTCCGTTCTGCTGGTAG